ATACGACGGTTCAAGTCATCTTTACGAGTCATTTTAACTACGGAACGACGACCCAATACACCAGCTTCAACTAAGTTTTGGAAATCAGCGGATTCAGTATAAGCACTAAATTCTTCGTCAGTCATACGGTTCATTTGATCGATCAACATGTTTTCCAACAAAGCGTCTTGATCAACGATACCAGCACCATGAGATTCAACTACAGGTTCATGGGATTCATTAACTACGAATCCTTCGTTTTTGTCAAATAACATAATTCTTTTACCTCCTAGGATAGTAAATTGTTAATAAAAGTTGAGTTATAACTCTAAATGTGTGCGATATATGTGCTCGCACAAGGAGTTTACCAATATGTTCCTCATATCAAATGCATAAACACTTATCTAGTTATATACTATTAAAATGTAGTAGGATTTAAACACCTTAATAGGCGATAAATATATAGAGGAGGAAATTAAATGCAAAATAATATTGATATGCCGAAAGGTATAACAATTCAAAGATATAAAGAGACAATGCTTTATGTGATGGAACGTGTATGCCCTAAGCTATCTAGAATGGAAATACTAGATGCTATAGATTATAGTATTAATAAAAGATATAAAGCTGGTACTGCTAGATTACATAATAACTACACAAAGACTGAAGTTAATATGGATTTCATTAAACTAGCAAATGATCTTCTTAATAAGAAGGCAATCATGACAACAGAGGGTGTATTGTTTGGCAAACATGGCTCTGTAAAGAATCCATTCTATAATTTGATTCAATATCTAGCAGATAAACGTGATGAAGCTAAAAAGGAAATGAAGAAATATCCTAAAGGATCTGAACAGTTTAATGCATGGAATCTTAAACAGTTGAATTACAAAGTATCTGCCAATGCATTATATGGTTGTGCTGGTCAGTATAGTAGTATTTTCTATAACCTTTATCTGTGTACCGCGATAACTGGTCAAGGCCGTGGTTGTATTTCCGCATCAATTACAATGTTTGAAGGTCTTCTAGGTAACAATATGAGATTTGAATCTCTTACAGAAGTGCTGCAGTATATTGATAATATTGTAAATGATCAGAAAGAAGAACGATTCTCTAAGTTCAATGATTGGGATGTATTGGATAGAAATATCACAGTAGAAGAATGCTATCTTCGTATTATGGATATTTGTGGTACTAAAAACTGGATCCCATCTCAAGAAGCAAGAGAAGCTATTTGGAATACTATCTGTAATCTAGATCAAAGATGTATCAATATAGTTTATTATAAGAATAATCTATACAAGTTCTGTGAGAATAGAAGAGTTATCAATCTTATTCTTCAAATGCTTACTAAGATGGAAGAACCATATCTAGATCCAAACAAAGTTCCAGAGACTATAGAATATGAACTTAAACTATTTAAAGATCTAGTCTTTGAATATATCTATTACCGTCATATGTTTATAGATAAACTTCCTAGAGTATATGAAATGCAACGTGATATTGTATTGATTACAGATACAGATTCTTGTATTATATCTTTAGATGAGTGGTATCAATTTGTATTAAAATATACAATAGGTATTCCTATGAAGATTAAATATACTCAAGCTCAAATAGATGAAGAGTCTGATAAGCTTATTATGCAATACAGAAGTAATGAGCCTAAATACGAATATGATTTCTATGATAGTAAGTTGGTAGAGGCTAAGAGAAAGAAATATCCATTAGTTGTTATTGAAGAAGATTCTCTAAGATATAGTATTGTAGATATCATGTCTTATGTAGTAAGCCAACTTATCTTAGACTATATGATTTTGTTTAGTGAAAACTATAATACATATGCTGAAGATAGAGATTGCTTGCTTATTATGAAGAATGAGTTCTTATTCAAATCCTTATTACTTACAAAAGGTAAAAAGAATTACTCCACTCTTCAATTAGTTCAAGAAGGCAACCTAATTCCAGAAGATAAACAAATGGATATTAAAGGTATGCCTATGAGTAAAGTTGGTACTCCAGAATCTACGGCTAAGAGACTAGAACAAATTCTAGAGTATGATGTATTAAGAAACTCATTCATAGATCAAATAGATTTGGTTAAGAAGTTTACTGTATTGGAAAGAGAGATTTACGAATCCCTAAAAAATAAAAGTAAAGACTTCCACAAACCTGCTCGTATCAAATCTATGAACTTCTATAAAAATCCTATGGCTGTCCAAGGTATTAAAGCTGCTTATGCTTATAATACTATTAAAGATAGATCAGAAGAAGGTATTAATCTAGAAGAACGTAATAGTGTTCTTATTATTAAGACTAATCTTACTACTAAGAATATTAATGAGATAGCAAAATCTCATCCAGAACATTGTATGAGAGCTAATGAGTTATTAAAAGATCCAAACTACAAAGCTGGTATTACGTCTATAGCTATTCCATCGAATATCGATATCCCTGACTGGATAATTCCATTCATTAATTATACCGATATCATTCAATCAAATCTAAGAAACTTCCCATTAGAGGAACTTGGTATTAGTAAGATGGATAGTAAGAATGTAACTCATACAAATATCCTTCAATTTTAGGAGGTTATAATGCTTATAGGAATAGAAGCAGAAGTTATGGCTGGGATTATAGCAAAGAAGATTATCAATGCTTATAATTCTAAGCTTGAGACTGAGGTTAGGCTAGCATTAGATTCGATAAGGTGTTTAATAACTGAAACTGAATCAGAGACTGAGGTATTAAATATACTTAGAAATAAATATGGTATGAGATTGGTATTTAAAAAAGTCCATGATAATGCTACTACTCATACATATATTGCATTGGAATATAAAGATTTAGCATTTAGAATAGAATAAGTAGAGAGGGATCATCCCTCTCTACAAATTTTTGTATAATTATATACTATAATTATGAAGAACATACTTCAAATATATGTGATTGAGTTTATGCGTTAATATTTTTTATTTTGGAGGTAGATGAAATGATCAAAACACAAGTAAGTTTTAAAGAAATGGTATCCCATTCAGGAGAGGTATCTGGATTTAATATTCCTGAATATTCAAGAAAGACTTTATATAGAAGAACAAAAAGTGGAGATAATAGAATTATCCCATCTCAACATTTTACAATCTTTGCAAGTTCTGTAGAAGATAAATGTATCTATGAATCTGAAGATGGTAGAAAGATTTATATTAAACCACTATTAGATCCAAAAGATAAAAGAAATGAAAAAGTTTCTAGTATTATGAATTCTTTAGAAAAAGGATTTAAGCTTCTGGGATCTGAACTTCTTACATATTTAGATTTTAGATATAATGAAGATGAAAGTCGTATTAAATACAATGATTATCATCTAATCGTTGCAAATAAATTACCTTATTTGACTCCAATCATTCTTATGAATTATGGACCATCTGATCAGGTAGTAGTAGGAAGTTTAGGAGATATTTTCTTTGATGCTTGCAGTGATCGTATCGTTAATGAAGATGATTCTTGGGCATTCGTTCATGATGATATCAAGCCAGAAATGATTGGTTATTCTAAATTTGGCAAAATGCTTTCTAATGAAGAATATAAAATAGAAAGCTTCTCTGATTATGATGATGATATTAAATTACATATCGGAGAAAAAATGTATATTCGATCCTTCTTAGTAAATCAAATTGAAGATAGTTGGGATTTCCCATGTGATAGAGGTTATAGGAATTTTCCATTATCTAGATTATACAAGAGATTAGAATATGATGTGTTATCTCGTTCCTTTAAAGAACTAACCAAGTTAGAGCAAAATAGAGATCATGACTTTATCGCTGTTGATGAAAATGAATATTTCAGTGATGATATCGATTTGACTAATCCAGAATTTAAAGGATTTGATAGACGACCTGTGTCTAAGTTGAACCCTCATGATAAAATGACTATTGGTAAATTGTCTAATAATATCAGTAACGAATATTTGGATGCGGTTACTTCTATCTTACAAGAGCATCGATATGAATTGAAAAATGCTATTGCGAAGATCTTGCTAAGAGGATATAATGATACTGATGGTATGAGAGTCATCGATGTTCCAGATCAAGATACTTTTGATAATCTAGAATTATATTTGGCTAGGGTTAGTCATATTCCTTTAACATCGACTATTGAAAATAGCGTCAAAGATCTATCGGATGATACTAACTTTATTCATGTAGTGTTATTAAAAACATGCGATCCTACAGAAGATGATTATGGTCCTGTATATATCCCATTATTTAAAATCAAAAGTTATAAGTTTACTCCTATGGAAGATTTTGATGGGAATAAATTACAAGAGACCTATATCGATTATCCAAAAAATGTATCATTTAGAACAATGGTAAAATATGATACATTAAAAGCATTAACAGGATTCTTCTCTGGAATGATTCCTAATATCAGTGGAAGAACTCCTATGACTCTTGATAAAAGAGCGGCTGTATTATTAAGTGATAATACTTTATACATTTCAGATTTTACCAAATCAACTAGTATAACTAGATGGTCTGTAGTAACTGAAACTGATGAGTATTTGATTTATGGTAATATCAATGCATTAGATGTTGGGTATATGCCTGAGTTTATAGTGGATGCTGTAAGTATAGAAAAAGAAGATTAGAAATTTGAAGGGCAGTGCAAGTTATGAATGAATTTATTACAATTAATTTAGGAGGATACCCAGTACGGGTATCCTCTTATTCTCGTCTCTTACATCGTGAACAAGGAGATGATATAAATGGTTTTGAACCATTGAGTGACTTTGGTTACAATTCTATTTTATTCCATAATCTAGGTTTTAATACAGCTCCAATTGGATTGCAATGGATTGAATCTGGAAAGCCAATTGAATGGATTGCTAAAGAATCTAATAATGTATTAGATATTCCTATGACAAAAAATAAACTAATGCTATTAGGACCAACAAGTCTATTAGACTTAATACGTATTGTAAGATTATGGGGTGCTGGTCATGTAGAGAATGGTAATATTTTAGACTATATTCATTCTTTCCAATTACCAGAACCAGATCAAATCAAATACCTAATAGAAAATAGTTATAAGGTTTCTAGGAAACCAATTATTAGAAAGAAAACAGATAGTTGGTTGACTTCCAATATTGAGATGAGAAGATTGTACAATATCAATCCAAATGTAGATGAGGAATATTATGAGAATTGCTTCCGTAATTATACTAAGTATTTTAGAGAAGCAATTATAACAAATCCAATTCCTTTATTTGTAGCTTCTATTATCGATCCAGACTTCTTATTTGGATTGATCAGAGAATCTGAGATTCAAGCTGCTAAGATTGTTAATGCTCAAAAATATGATGATATTGCAGCTCTTAGAAAAGATGAAGATATGTTTGATGAGTTTATCAAAGTATTTTCAGTCTTTGAGGAACAAGTAAATGAAATGTATGCTCAAGAAGGAGCATTTGCATTTACTAAAGATCTTAGAAACTCTATGGAATTTGTTCCATCTGGTAGTGTGTCTATGATGTATAGAACTCATAAGGCTGCTATGGAAGATACAAAGGCTAATAAGTTCTACAAACTTATTAGCGAAGACGATGTTATTGCGGACTTATCTATGGTATCTGATTATACCGATAATGAGCTAGTAGAGAATGATAGACAAGAGATCTTTAAATATATTGATAAGAAGTCCCTTCCTACATTCTTGACTGATATGGTTACAAAAGAAGATGGATCTAAGGTTCAATCTGATGCATATAATGCTGTTATGATTAGATTGAAAAGAATTATTACTTGTCTTAAAGTAAACTTCCCAGACATGTTTGATTCTAAAGATAAAATGATCATAACCAAACCATTCTATATGGATGAGAATAGATTTGCATTATATAGCAAAGTAACTAATGAAGTTATTATCGCTACTAATGATAGAAAGATCTATATTATGAGTCCTAAGAATGCTATTGATCTTTATAAGTCTTTATATAATACAAAGGTACTTTTAGATCCTAAAGAGATTCCACCAGAATGCTCTCCAGCAGCTCCTAGAATGAAATTAATTGGTGAAAAGAATGAAAATGTTCCACCAATAGTTTCTGAGCCTATTCCAACTGGTAAACTAGTCAATGAAGCTTATCAAACTCCTCAGTATGATAATGTGATCGGCTCTTCTGGAATACAGGTTGATGAAGATGGTATGATAGGAATTAATATCTCCAATTACGTTGAGCAATAGAAAATAACAAGAAGTCTGACCTCTAAATAACTAGAGGTCAGATATTCTGTTTTAAAATTATTTGAGGGTGAAGGGGAGATATTTTTTATGTTACCAGCGGATGAACGACGTATGAAAGAGGTCGTATTATTATATAATAAAGTTCAAGATAAAATTATGTTTTTAGGAATGAATGCGATTCTTAAAATGAACGTGGTTCTATATACTGGCGGATATATGGATCCAAATAAAGGGAAGAAATATTATTATGGAGAAGTAAAATATACAGATGATGAAGGTCTTAATAAAAAGAAGATAAACAGAAATTTTGATGCTTATCTTACTATAGAAAATATCAAACCTACAGAAGCTGGTACAAAAGAGAATATTATAATAAGAGGTGCTCAATTAGAATTAATGAGATTAACCTTACTTCCAACTTTAGAGAAGATCGTATTACAACCAGAATTGTTTTATGAGTCTAGAAATAAAAAATTATATTTGGGAGAAGCTCCAGCAACTACTATAGAGTGCGGTAATAATAAGTTTCTATTATTTGCTCCAGGTATTCATAAACTATACAATGAAGATCTACAGCCTTGTGTAGATCTATATTTAAGTAATGAAACAAATATATCTAGTATGAGTTTTAATACTGTTTTGCAGTTTATGAACTTTATTAGAACCTTTTCTATTTATCAATATGCCTGTACTATGATAAACTTCTTACCAAGACCAACTCCTGGATATAATATGTTTGATATGAGCATTCCATCTGAAGCTCCATCTTACTTCGATACACACAAGAACAAGAGAATGCAGTAATTGCATTCTCTTATATTTTTTTTGATTATATACAATAATTGTGATCATAATAATTTTAAAGTTTAAAGATATATAGAAGAGAGATAGAAAGGATATTTCTATGGATCATATTGATATTCTAAGAATGATTGTAACCGCAATCATAATGAATTTGGTTAGAATACTAATCGATTTCATTGTTATGAAAATCAAAAAGCATCTGTGATTAACATCCATTTCTATTGGATAAAGGTAAATACCTCCATTGTATATAATCAGTGTTTCATTTACCGATCTCTTTTCTATATATCTTTATAAATAAGTTATATACATCATTATCTATTATTTTTTTTAGTTAATAGTCATCATTGCTGGTTGGTTTCTATTAGCAGCAGATACAAATGTATTATCAAGCATTTCTACGATTTGTTGTCTATCTCTAGCCTTTTCTTCTAAAGAAGATAATTTCAAATCTACGTTAGCATATACTGTTTCTAAGTTATCATACATTTTTAATTGTTCATATAAGAATGTAGCAACGTCAGCAGTAGCTAATCTTTCAAATGTCTCCATTTGTGTTGGAGGGATAGTTTTAAGATTATCAGCATGCTTTACAAATAAGGAGATAGGAACTCTTTGGAATTTGGTTAAGAATGAAGCAGAGATAGCTACGTTTAATTGTATCTTATTGGGTGGGATCCATTCTACATAAATACCATTAGAGAATGCAGATACATGGTCAGCCATCATAGTAATATCAGCATAGGTTCCAAAGTCTACAGAGCTAGTCATCATATCATATGTATTTACACCACCATATGTAAGACCTGGAAAATGAGCAGACCATCTATGCCAGTCAATATCACCACAACCTAGAATAGTTTGACTTTCACAAATAGTTTCATCAATTAACCAGTAATCACCTTTTTGGTTTTCTGGTCCTAATGTATAAGGAACTTTATTTGGAAAGTATCTTGAGAATGTATCTAATGTTTCATTGCAGATTACATCTCTAGCCCATACATCTTTAGAGAGATAATCTGGTAAATTCATTTGACTTGTACCTAAACGTCTTTCAATCTTGTTAAGAAGTTTAGTCATTTCATTTGCCATTGGCATATATTTACACTTCCTTTCTTATGGAATATTTTCTATTATCCTAATGTGGAAAAGCTACTAAATGAAAAAAAAATAAAGACTAGTTTAATACTAGTCTTTATATGCTGGAATCTCACCATGGTGAGTGATTTTCCATTGAGTGTTGTATTTTGCTTGTTGTCCTTGTTGAACAATCTTCTGCTGTTGTTGAATGGCAGCTTCTTCTGCCATTTGGTTTTCATGAACGTTTTCTACAACGCCCATACCAATAACTAATACCATGCCGATCATAATCAAAATTGCTTTCATTTTAAAATCTCCTTTATATTTATAGATAATAATATACATATTCACCATTATAGTATACAATCGAAAATCAGAACTTTACCAAAATATTAAAAGGTAAGACTTTAATATAAATCCAATATAAGTATATTAATCATTCCAGGAGGTAATCAAAATGGAAGATTGGAAAATTAGACTGATAGATGAGCACATTGCTCTTAAAGAACGTGTTTCTAAATTAACTAAATTCTTAGATGAAAATAAAGATCATGAAGATTTTGATATTCTTAGTAGACAACTAGTTGCTATGATGGATTATCTGAAAGCTTTAGAAGAAAGAATTAAAAAACATTGCCACTAAAATATTCCCCATAGCTATAACAGCTATGGGGTTATTCTTATCTTAAAATTTCAATGCCATAAATAATACTGTTAACTTGCATTTCTTAGATTTCTTATAGATATCATACTTGACTAAGAATCTATTAGCACCTTGGCTATTTAGATTATCTCTAATCTCCATAGTAGTAGCATCACCTTTAGCAATATTGAGCATTGATTTATTTACATAACTCATATACTCAAAGTTTCTATTTCCATTAGAATCTTTAAAGGTAAAAGCAAAGATACCATCAGATGCTTTGAAGTTATTCATTATATTTTGGAATTCTTCATCAGAATCTAAATCATAATCCTTTAAAACTACTCTACTATATTGATCTTCAAAAGCATAGAATGAATAGTAATTTACATACTTCAAAACTTCTGTTGCAGGAATGGTATTCATTTGTGCAAAGATATCTTGTTCTGTTGTAATAACCTTATTTGTATGAGGTTGTCTTTCATTATGAACTACATGCTTTGTTTGAGTCTTAATATAATGGCAAGCAACGAATGGTTGCCCATTCATATCATATTGTTTTAAACCAAGAATAAGATTATCAGTTTCCAATCCATTATCTTTAATAGACTTAAAGAATGGATTTAGATCTTTAGATAAGAATGCAATATTATGCAATCCTAAATCTCTAGGAAGGATATGAATCTTATCCTTTATCTTTTCAAAATATCCTATAGTAGCTACAGAGTTAAAACTTATACCGCATATAGAAGTATCTGGAGAAGATTGTAGTAACCATGCTGGAATAATAGATATCTCAGACTTTAGGTTTTTAGACTCATCTAATGCTGCATAGAGATTAGCAGAATCTATAGTGATTTCAAATATGCCATTATTAATCATTATAATTTTTCTCCTAATCTCATAATCATACCATCTACTCTATTTTTAACCCATTCAGGAATAGGTCTTTGAATTCCTATTACTCTATTTGGATTTATTAGATTAACAACAGATCTTCTATTATCTGTAATTTGTTTAAACTCATTAATATCTTGCATACACTCTTCTACATTTGCCAATCCTACCCATCTATGGCAGAACTCAATATAGTTATATGATGCTAGATTCTCTGTAAATGTACCACCAGTACTTAGTTTCAAATATGATGGATCTTGGAATGGTGCATCATCAATAAAGATCTTGCCTACTTGAGTATTTGGAGCCATATTAAATTCTTGCATTAAAGATGGATATAGACGTTTATAGTCGAAGTCATTACCATTGTTAAATTTAGATATATAAATACCATTTGCCTTAACACGGTTCTTATTACTAATCTTAGTAGCTTCTGCTACGAATGCACCAGCAAACTTTTCTGTAGGTTTCTTACCAAATCTATTTACATTATTACCCATAATAACACCTTCGTGATGTTTATAGAATTCAGCACCTTTTGTAGATAGATAGTTTGTTTGTCTAAAGATCTTTTGATATGGAGTATTCATTTCAATTACGTTGTTAAACATGTATTTGAAATCTTCTGTTTGAGCTTCAATACAAGCCTGAACAACAACGTCAATGATATTATATAACCAGAATGTATGGAAGTCTATATAAGGAAGTTTACCGATATCTGTAGTGATATCATGATAATCTAATTTTCTTACACCACATTCTAAACCACCAACAAAGTCCAATGCATAAGAGTCAATAGCTTTTTGACCTTTACGTCTAGATGCATAAGATACCATTTGATCTAGATATACTGTTCTTGAAGAAATGAATGAATAATCACCACGTTCTTGAGGATCATTTTGATTCTTTTCATCCACAAAATACTCACAGAACTTAATAGGAATATCTTGATCACAAATAAGATCTTTAGGGTCTATATTATTAGCTTCTAATCGTGCAATAAGAGATGGAAGGTCATATGCGATATTATATGCTGCTGCAATATCTGGAGATAATTCATGAACTAGATTAAAGAAAGCTATAATCATTTCAGCCTCTGTATCAAAGAATCCTGTTGATAATCCTACATTATCTAATTTATATTTTGATACTTTCTCTTTAGATCCTAAATCATATTCTATAAAATCTCTAACCTCTTCAGTATATTTATTGAAGTCTTCTTTCATCCCATCTTCTAATTCTTTAATCTGTGGATTATTTGGATTTCTTAAGATGAAATTATATAAAGTATTTGTCTTAGTAAAGTATGCGGTAATAGCATTTACAGGACACTCGCCGATTGTGATGACGTCTGGATTTAATGCATTGATAATATCAGATTCAATATCAAAGAACAAGATATCAATATTGCATACAGGATTTTGATATAATTCTGCAAAGACACTACGAATGTAATTTAAGATATTCATATCAGCAGAGAATGCTCTTGGATGAGCGAAGAATGCATCATTCATTCTATAATTTCCAGAATACATATTTTGTTTATAAAGATCTTCATTTCCAGTCTCTACTGCTATAGACTTTTTAATATCTTTATATTTACAAGTTACAGGATCTACTTTCTCTCTTTCAATAAAGTGGAGATTGTAATCTGTTTGATATTCTTTCTTCAATAGATACCAAGTATATTCTGGTTCGTAATATACTCTAAATTCTTTTTTACCAGTTTCATTATTTTTAAATATAATAATAGCAAAGTCTCTATCAAATCTACCAGTAGCTTCATTTCTAGTTGGTCTTTGATAGAATACGTTCATTATTGTTAAATTGGATCCCCTAGGATAACCAATTACCTCTTCTAAAGTCATTTATTTCCTCCTTCAAATTCTATTATAAGTAAGTCTCCGAAATTCTCAAAATGAAATCGGTATGGGAATAACCCCATACCGACTTATTATATGATACCAAGACTCATCATAAGAACTCTAACAGCTAAGAATGTTGAGCTTATAAATAATACTCCTTGTATTATAAAGCATAATATTCCTATAGGAATAAAGTACCATTTTATTACTATTATCTCTTTTCTACCAAATCCGCATATTTGTCTAATAGCACACTTCAATGCAACAGATACTACTGATATCCCATAGAAATATAACAAAGGCTTTTCAATATACTCTTCAAAATGAAGTTTTGGTAAGAATATTAGTGCCATTGTTACGACTAAGCATATCGTCCAATAGCATTCTGAATAATTATACCACCAGCTACTCACAACATTTCCTTCTTGCTTTTTCATTATAACACCCCTCAAAAATATAAAATAAATATTCTACTTATAGTATATATAAAGATTACAACCTCTATACCACAAGAAAAAATAACTCCTAGTCTATAAACCTTTATAGAACTATTAAAAGTACCATACCTTTGTAAGGTATCCATACTATCACTAAATATAATCCCTACAGTCCCTATTAATATAATAAAGATTGTTCCTAATATTCCTATATCATCTGTTATCATTAACCCTATTATATTTAATAGAGTAATAATTGCAAAGAATAATAAATGCATATTTCTATCTCCCCTTGATAATATAGTGCATTAATAATATTACAAAGAAGTCAAATAGATATATACACAATTATAGTATACAACTGAATAGTTATTTTAAAGGTTCTGACAGGTTAGTAAATAATTTTCCCATGATATTATAGAAAATATAAGGAGTTGAACTCTTATGGCTAAAGAAATAGTTACATTCGTCACTGTAGAAGACGATCATGATGAAGATAGAACTTATGGTTTTAGTTCTAATAATGTAATAGATGAAAGTAAAGTTGTAGAAGCTGAGATTATCGATTCTACAGAACAAAAGATCTCTAAACGCAGAGGTCCAGGAAGACCTCCTAAAGATGGTTCTAATGTAATCACTTACACAAACTTTGATGATGACGGTAAGAAGAAATCTTCTGGAAAAGGATCTGTAGTAAAAGAATTTGAAAAAGGTTATGCTGATAATAGTAAACTCTTATACGGTGCTATTGCTCAAACTGAAATGATTTACAATAGCATTGAAGATGAATTAAATCACTTTAGAGCAAATAGAACGTATGGTGGTAAGATGCGTCTTCAACATATGTCTAACTTTATGAATACTCAAGTAACAGTATTGAATACTAAGATCGCTGCTGTTAGAGAGCTTAACTCTACTCGTAATAAAATTAATGATCTTGTTCTTAAAAGAGAACAACAACTCAAAGACGTTAAAGATGAAAACTCTGATAAAGTTATTACTGATGCGTATTATGCATTACTCAATGCTCCTAGATATGGATTACCTACAGTGGGTCAAGCATTAGCTCCTCAATCTATCAATACTGGTGTAAATCTATCTGGTAATATTATTGAGACTGCATCTGTTGGTGGTGGTGTAGCTCCTACAACAGTTAATATGAGTGACATTGTACCTGCAAATGCTAATAATATTATTCCTGCAAATAATGAAGATCAAGCATTTAATGATTATATTGGAAATCTAACTCCAGTACAAAGAAAGATGATCTCTGAAAAAGATCCTAATATTCAAACAGTAGTTATTTATAATCAAGCTACTGGTACAAAATACTTTGATGTGGTAAATGTACAAACAGGTCAATCTGTTCCAGGTATCCAAAGACCTGGTGAGTTCTTATTAGATGATATGAGAATTGACCAAAGAAACGGTAGAGCAGTAAACTCTAATGCTAATATGAGTTTCCCTCTAGTAATTGTTGGCTCTAGAGCTATGGATGAATTATAATATATAGATAAAGATATGGAGTAAGGGATAATCCCTTACTCCAATGATTTTATAAAATACTGTATTTAGGAGATTCGGTAACATCTGATCCGTAATAAATATAGAATCCATATCCTCTAGATTTATATTTGTTAGCAAAACAGATTAGATCATATAATTTCCCAGGAGTTACTGCAATAGTGGTATAAGGAACATCTTCATTTCTTTTTCCGCCATTAACGTATGTATCAAATGGTATTATTCCAAATGATAATTTATCTGTATCAAACCAGTTATTATATTCAGTATCACTCATACCGATGCCACTAATAACCAAGTCACTAGCAGCAAAATGTTCAACAGCATGTCTATCAACTTTATAATGAAGACCTTTTACGTCTAAGTGTGATGTTTCACCGCCACCCCAATCACTTGAGATACCACCAGCCTTATCAGATCTATCATTTCTCAAGTCATAGTTTTCTCTATTGTAGAATTCAAAATCATTATTTATTGTTTTGAGTTTTTTAATACCATTACTAGCATTTCTCAATGGACCTCGTTCATCACTATCAAAATGCCATGTAAAATATACTCTTACTTTAGAAAGTTCTTTAGGGAATTTGATTTTCTTTCTACGAATACTAGCTTCTGCTTTATGATCATGAATATCATATAAAAGTTTACCACCCTCTGGAGCCCATGATACATTCATAGGAATCATACCTACTATAAATTTATCCAATATAGCAGGGGTTGCAGAAATGGTCATATCCTTAGTAGGAACCCCTCCAGTATATGATAAAGTTCCTGTTCTATAATAGATAAAGGCTCCATTATTATCTTCAGTATTTAAAGGTACTATTTTTACATCAATCTCATCTCCACCCATGATTTCGAAATTAGATGTATATTCTTTACCTTTATAAGTAACAATGATCCTTTGATTATCAGATTGAACTATATTAATCTTGAATCTATTAATATAATTAAAGTTGCCTTTAATCTCAACAGGGTATTCTAATTCTTTTTTTGCTAATTCAAATCCTTTAGAAGTTAAGATAATTTGACCAGCACCATCACCTAACCAGTTTTTATCATAAGATAGTTTAACAGGAATAAATTTGTGAAGAGGATCAGAATCTTTCATATTAACAGAACCGAATATAATAAGATCTTTATCGTATCTATATGGATCTTCAGTATATCTATGACCATTAATAAGTTCATTGAATTCAAATGGGTTTAAATCAGGAACATTGACTCTTTGCTCTGTGTCTGTTACGATATTATAGCTATTATACATCATATTCAAACCAGGAGAGAAGTCTAGATCGTTTCCATCATATTTAGATTTTACATATACCATACCAGTGAATGTTTTAGCAACGTTTATATGATATGGAAGAGTTGTAATAACACAACTCATTTCACCACCAGCTAGATATCTAATCCCATAATTATAATAGTACCAATAGGTCATTATATCATTATTATCATATAGGGTAGGATATCTAAGAGCCTGATTATCTGGTTCTCCAAAGTTTCCTATTACATAACCATTACCAGTAAATGCTTCTGGAACTGCTTTGATAAATAAGTGATATACTTCATCTTTAGAATTAAAGAATAGCTGTTGTTTTTCACTAGATACAAATGTTCTAGTATCATCAGGATATCCTAAGAATTCTTTCAAATCTGCTTTCATAAATAACTTATGATTTGTATATACGGATATCTCTTGTTCTTTAAGATCTATCATCAAACCAATTATATCTGGCTGCATAGGAGGGATAGGATTGTAAACAGTTCTTATAGGATAATGAATTTCTTTATCACCTAACTGAACGTTCGCATAATGATATTGATATATCTTATGCCATAGATCAACAGAGAAGGATTTATTTCCTATCTCTTTTTTACCCATATAATCATTAGTATCTTTTACTTTAGTAATACCAACAGTTAATGGTATACCAGTATAACCATTATCCATAGGAGCTTCTTTACATTGTATTTCAAAATAAATCTTTTGATCTACAGGAATAGGATATGGTAAGAAAGCATGATCTACTGGATCTTGATGCTCAGAATCTATAACAAATGCATCATTATTATCTGGATCATATAGTTGAGATGGACCAAGATTAGGTTGGATATAAGTATCTCTTAAATGTGGATTTGTGAGAGGAGCATACTTATTCTCTGTTTTGATATTAGCAAGGAAATCAGTTCCTATAGATCTCCTATTAGCATAATAATAATCCACTTCATCATTACCAGTTGTAAATTGTAAAGTACCTACAAGGTCTTTTTTCATTACATATCTATCGACGTAGTATTGGTTCATATCCCAATATCCTTCAGGTCTATATTTTAAAGGATATGTACCAAAGTTTATATTACCAGATATATTAGCATATACTTTAGATGCTATTGCGAAATAGAAATCTCCATCTTCATTTAGGTTGAATTCTCTAGGTCTAAAAGAATAGAATGGTTTTCCATCTGAATAAATAGTAATTTGATTTCTTGTAGAGTTTACTCCAACTCCAATAATAGTTCCTTTAATAGGGAGTCGGGATTTAGTTGTAGGAACTTTATAGTGTTCACTATAAGAAGCCTTATTATATTGCTCATAAGTTTCGAAGTCTTGTCTTCTAGTATAGTAAATACTACCTAAACTAAAATCAGTAGCAAATATACCAGAAGATGGTTCTTTATGTATACCTACATATAAAGGTAGGTGTCTAAATAAAGGATTCTCTTTATACTCTGTAATCTCAAACTCAAAATATATATTCACATTTTTAGGAATAGGTTGGCTTGAGAGTATTAAAAATGGAGTATTAGCCGTAAATACGGTATCAGAGATCATATCTTCTCTATAAGTACTCTCATTGTCATATGCAATAGGAGTAATCTTCATTTTGCTCATAGGTTGTATTATCTCCTTTATATATAGTAAAATTTAAGTCGTATTAACAAAATGTTTGGGATAGGCGTTTTAATCGCCTATCCTCTTTTTACTTATCTTTATTATTGAGAGCATCTATTGCTTCATTAATATTTTTAATATCAATTTCTATTCTTTTGATATCTTGCTTTATATTAGTAACCTCTTTACTAACTTCGCTTAGAGTATAGGCTTTCTTTTTAGTTTTTATAAATTGTTTATGCATATCACTATTACGATCATTAATAGATCCTAATAGTTCTATAATCTGGCGATTCAGTTGATCACTTTGTAAGTTTTTCATCTTTTCAAAGTAAATTGTTGAAATCAAAATTCCTATAACAAATATAACTGCCACCAATAAGATGATTGTATAATCCATCATCAAAAAGTCCTTTACTTTTAATAACACATATGATATTATTAAAATGTAGACTAAGCCCAGCAGAAGGGCTGAAAACATCATAATAAAGTCTGAGTAAAGGAGGTAATATCTATTGGCTGAAGAAGTTAAAGAAGGCTTATTTAAGCAATTGTTTTATGAGGACAATACGTTTTCACTAACTCGTTTAATATCCTTTTTAGGCTATCTAACATTTATGATTGGTTCAATCTATCTATTAGTTAATAATATAGATTGGGGAGGATATCCAGTATTTGCTACTTATACAGGAGCTGTTGGGGCAGCTGTGCAAACTACTAATAAATATATTAATAGTAAATATAATAGTCCTACTGGATCTTATGGATCTGAAAATACAGGATCCGTTCCTAGTGTTAATGAACAATCTAATACTAAAAAACAAAATGATCCTAATATAGGAACAAAATGATCTGATATATTTGTGAATATCAGCTATTAACTAAAGGGAAGGTTTAATACCAAATAAGACTAATAAATACTTTACTAGATGCTATATTTCTCATAAATATATCTTACAATTCTCTCATAATTTAGAAACGGAGGACTCATAGATGTAATTATGGAGTATCTTGATAATCAACTCTTGCTAGAAGTTACAATCGCTGAGATATTTATCTGTTTCTTTTTTGCCTCCATAGGGTTTAGCTTGAGAGAGCTTATTATTAGAAGGGAACCTGATAAAAGGAATAATAAAAAAGCCTTTATAGAATCTATTGTAGTTATAGGATTTGCAGTAGTAATCTCATTAATGATAAATCCATTTATTGACGATTACTCTAAGAGATTAGTTGCACTCCCTCCATTTATACTTGGTGTAATTGGTATGGACTTTGTTAAACAATTATTATCCGTAAACTCTCTATTTAATCTTATAACCCGAGCATTTAAGGTGTTCGGGTTGTTTCAGGGCAGAGAGGTTAAAGATGATGATGAGGATAAAGAAGATAAGAAGCCTAAAGCAGAAGGGGATACTTGCCCTCCTTCTTCTAGAAGAGCAACTTATAAAGAAAATCCTTTTTTAATTATTGACCATGATCCCTACGGCGATTCTATTAGGAAAGAAGATTATAGTATAGATAAATATACAGTTCTTCACTTATTAGAAAATTCTATTAATAACCTTGATCACGAAATAGAGTTTATCAAATCGACTTATTATCGTACACATGACCACAAATCTTTTTTAGAAATGTATGTGGAGATTGAGAAGCAGTATACAACGATTAGAGATATCACCTCCTCTGTAGATGACGTCCCTTTGATCATATCTAACAAAATTGTAGAACTAGTAAAGAAAAAAATTAAATTAGATGAGTTCTATAAGTCTGAAGTTATTGCTTCTATTCATTCCGAATATGGGGAAGAATAGGAGTTTTCTACCTTGAGACCTGTCAGAGCTCATCTGACATTATTATAATTATTTTGCCTCAAAGTGCCAAAATTTGATGCATCAAATAATTATATTAATATATTAATATACTTTTTTATAGGAGGTAAGTCCATATGTTTCCTAACGATTTATGGATCGTTGATCCTTATAAAGGAAAATTGATGACAGTTGTCAATGATGTACCATCCGAAGTTATTCAAATCGAATCTTCTTCTGATGTAACTCATCTTTCTACTACTGTGAAAACGACAACTGTAAACACGACTACTACGAAATATGATGGCACTGTAGAATCTAATGAAGAATCTACTGTTGAAACTACTCGTACTGGTAACTTGGCTAATACAGCTTTAGAACCATCTTCTGTAATGGTATCCCAAGACCGTGTAAGCGTATTCGTTGCTTCTCGTTCTAAAAACTGTGTTTACCACTACAAGAAAAGCTCTGAAACTGGCAAAATGGAATTGTTCCAAAAAATTACAGTAGGCATGCAACCATTTGCAATGTGTGAAGACCCTCATGGTAACGTTTACGTTGCTAACTATGGCGACAACACTGTATCCAAAATCGAAGTTCCATCTTTCAAAAAATCTTCTGCTATTGCTGGTGAAGAAGGCCAAGATAAAGTAGTTAAAACTATTTCTGTATCTGCTGGTCCTCGTGACTTGGTATCTGACGAAGATGGTGCTATCTGGGTAGCTTGTTATTTGAGCCACAAAATTGATTCCAAAACTGGTGCTGACTTAGGTGGTATCGTATCTAAAATTGTTAACGATAGTGTAGTAGATTCTATTACTGTAGGTCTTAACCCAGCAGCTATCACTTGTGACGAATCCGATACTATCTGGGTAGCAAACTCTGGTTCTAACACTGTATCTCGCATTGTTAAATCCAAGAAAATTGCTGATTATCAAGTAGGCGCTCGTCCTATGGCATTGGTTTGCGACTCTTACGGTAACGTATTCACAGCAAACTATGATGCTGATACTGTAACAATTATCGAAACTTCCACTAAAGCTCTTGCTACTGGTAACAACGTAACTACCGTTCCTGTAGGCGATGGTCCTAATGCTATCGGCGTAAATATGGAAGATGATATCTATGTAGTTTGCGGTCTTGAAAATACAGTTCGCAAAATCGTAGATAAACAAGTAGTTTCCGTAATTGCAGTATGCGACTCCCCAGTTGCATTTGGCGATTTCACTGGTTGTGCTGCTTACAATACTCAAAACGTAATGGCTAAACCTGAAAAAGGTACAACTGACGAAAAAGTACAAGCTGCTTTAGATAAAGTTAAAAACTGCGAAACTTCTGTAGCTGATATGCAAGCTAAAGTAACTCAAGCAGTTGCTGACGTTGCTGAAGCTAAAAATGCTGCTACAGTTGCTACTGACAAAGCTAAAGAAGCTGTAGATAAAGTAGCCGAAGTTAAAGAATCCTTGGCTAACACTGATGGTCGTGTAACAGCTGTTGAAGGCACTCTTGAAACTACCAAAGCAAAAGCTGAAGAAAATGCTACTGCTATTGAAGGTATCAAAGAAGCTGCTCAAACAGCTAAACAAGCTGCTGATGCTGAAGCTGAAAAAGTAACTGCTTTAGAAAAACAAGTTAAAGAATTATCCAAACCTAAATTGGATGTAACAGTTACTGCATCTGAACCAATCGAAGGTTCTACTGATACTAAAGTTACATTTACTATCGGTAATAAAGCTGTATCTCCTACTCAAGCTCCTACAGTAAAACTTCAAGATATAGAAACTCCTGTTACTACAACTAAAGTATCTGAAGGTGTATTCTCTGCAATCATCCCTAATGCTAAATTAGGTTCTACTGTTAAATTTGTAGTACCAGTAGATGCTGAAGAAGAAAACAACTTGTCTCAAGATGTTTATGTAGAATCTTTAGCTGGCTTGGCTGATAAATTCACAGTATTCAACTGTGGCTTCGCAGCTATTGATAAAACTAATGCAGTTCAATGGGATGCTGATCAAAACGCTCCTGCAGCTGACTTCTTCAATACAGTAACTGGTGGTACTGAATGGAAATTCAATTCTGATTCCAAAGCTGTTGAATCTAAATTTGTTCCTATGGCAACTGGTAAGAAATTCTTCTTCATCGCTGCTGAAGCAAATTATGTAGCTGCTCATGCTGATTTGACTCAACGTTTATTCTTAAACAAATTCAAACCAGTATTCACTGAAGCTACAACTCCAACTGCTGGTACATTATCTGGTAAGAAAGTATTCGTATTCGAATTATCTGAAGCTACTGGTGTATTGGTTGAATATGCTAACCTTGATTTCTAATAATTAAATTATCATATTCTCATGGGAGGAAAGGTAATCCTTCCTCCCATTTAATTAAATAAAATTCATATTTCAAATATAGAAAGGAACCTGATTATGTCTAATAAAAAAGGCGTTCAAGTAATTGCTCCTTTTGTAGCTCCTGAAGGAACTCCTGTTGCATATGTATCTGACATTGCTGGTGCTCATAGAGTAGTTGCTACTAAAGCAGATCTTACTGCTATTCCTGCAGCCCTTTTAGAAGTTGGCATGACAGCATTTGTTAAAGATGAAGGTAAAGAGTATCGTTTAGAAACTAAATCCGAAACTCCTGTTACTTCTGATTGGTCTAGTGCTGCTCCTTCTGTTGCAGATATCAAATTTAATGAAGATAAATCTTTAGCTGACGTATTAATCACTAAAGACGAAGTTTCTACTAAAGTTAGTGATGCTGTAACTGCAGCTGGTGAAACATACCAAACTAAAGAAGATGCTTTGGCTGCAAAAACTGCTTTAGAAGAATCTATTCATGCAGTATCCACTGCAGGTTTGTCTGAAGAAACTAAACAAGATATTCAAGCTGCTAAAAACGCTGCTGCTACTATTACTGGTTTCCAACAAACTTTAGATCAAACTAAAACAGAATTAGCTCAAAAGGTTGAAGAAGCTAAACAAGCTGCTTTGACTCAAGAAGATAAAACTGCTATTGCATCTATTGCTGATGTAAAAGCAACAGCTGAAGCTGCTAAAGCTAAAGCTGAAGAATTAGAACCTAAAATTACAACTAATAAAGAAACTTTAGATACTTTAAAAACTAAAGTAGATGCACTTCCTGATTCTGATGCTGTAGATACTAAAATCTCTACTGCTAAAGAAGCAATCAATAGCTCTATTGATTTAGTAAAAGAAAGTGTTGCTGCTTTAAAAACTGTTGTTCAAGGTTCTGAAGATGGTGCTACTAAAGGTTTAGATGCTAAACTTACAGAAGCTAAACAAGAAGCTGCTGATAACTTAGCTGCTGCTAAACAAGCTTTAGAACACTCCATTGAACAAGCTGCTACAGCTGGTCTTCCTGAAGAAACTAAACAAGATATCCAAGCTGCTAAAGAAGCTGCTACTAAACTTACAGAAATGACTTCTAAAGTTGATGATGCAGTAGCTAAAGCAAATGATGCTGATACTAAAGTTGGTACTTTGGGAACTAAGGTTACTGCACTTGAAACTTTCAAAACTGATGCTGAACCTAAATTAGCTGAAGTAGATACTGTTAAAGAAGCTGTAGATACTTTGAAAGATACTACAGTTCCAGCTATTGATACTCGTGTAACTGCTTTAGAAGGCAAAGCCGCTCCTACAGATTTCACTGAAGGTCAAAAGACTAAATTAGATGAAATTCTTACTGGTAAACATTTTGCAAATGCAGATGATATCGACAATGCTAAATCTGAACTTAAGAATGAATTAGCTACTCAAGATTCTGTAACAGAACTTGCTAACCAAACTCTTACAGCTGCTCAAGGTAAAGTTACTGAAGCTAAAGAAGAGCTTGAAGGTAAAATTACTGAATTAAATACTAAAGTAGAAGGTATTCATGTTCCTGATGTTGACACTTTGGCTAGCAAAGTATCTCTAGATAAACTTGCAGTTGGTTTATTGATCAAAAATCTTAAAACTTATACTAATGCCTCTGGTGATAAAGTCATTGCTGTTAAATTTAACGAAGAAGTAATTCCTCATAAAACAATGCCTGTTAATGAGTTATTCTATGAATTACATGATACATATCATGAAAATGCTATTACTCCTGATATGCTAGCATCTACTCCAGATACAAAAGGATATTATACAATAACTTTACCAGCTGCTAAAATTACATCTGGCGATATCAATATTCAATTATTGAATTTGATTTATCATACTGACGAGTTTGGCGATTTGTCTACTACATTAACTCTTTATGATAACGATTTCCCTAGAGAAGCTGCTGCTAAAAATGATAAATATATTGTAGTTGTTGAACAAAATCAATATAGATCAGGCAATACTAAAAAACTAATCGCTCCTATCAAAATGGTAGATGGAGTAAATGATTATAACTTTATTGTCAAATTACCTACTGGTGGTCCTACTAATATCAACGTATTGTTTGGTACAGTAGATCCTTTAACGGATCAAGAATTTATTGATTTGCCAGCTTGTATGACTATTAATGGTCAATATGGTCAATTTGCTTCTACAGATATCTATAGTAGCGATTTAGCTCCATATATTGCTGATGAACTATACGACCCAGCAGATAATAGAGATTATTTAAGATATCCTAATGGAAACAAAGTTAAATTTAATGGTTATAAATTAAAAACAGAGTTGACTCCAGATGGACAAAATGATACTTATATCGTAACTTATCATAGACCTGTTAATCACGGCTAATTAAAAACAATGATGTACAAGGAGAGTAATTCTCCTTGTACACATCTTATTAATGGCTATGAATATGAAATATAAGTTATGATTTTTATATATGGAGGTGTTACTAACTTATGGCTCTAAATGACAACACGTTTGTTATGTCGGTTAATAACCAAAAAAACCTTATTGAAAATAAAGGTAGCCTTCCTGTAGCAGATAGTAATGAAATCAATGGTGGTAGAATGATTGTTTCTACTACTGTAGAACGTAATCAAATTGTACCTACAAAGCGTAAGGTTGGTATGGAGGTATATGTTTTAGAAACACAAACTCCATATATATTACAAAATAATGATATTACTAAACAGGCTACTGCTGATAATGATTGGATTGTTTTAAAGAATGAATCTTCTAAATCTTCTGATAAACTAACCACCCCTAGATTGATTAATGGCGTTCCATTTGATGGTACACAAGATATCGAATTTACATCAGAACCCTATACTGCTAGAGAAATTGTAGATCTGTTTGATGATGGCAAAGTAACTATTAAAAGATCTTATGATTTATTATTACCTAGATTTGCCACAAGAATCTATAATAGAATCACTGAAGAGAAATCTACTCTTGGGGAAGATAATGTAAAAAGTTTAGTGGTTAATACTGGCGATACTTTGATTGTAGATGTATATGACATGGTAAAATCCATTAAAATGCCTTTATATCAAACCTCTTATGAAACTAATAAGGTTAATAATAAAATGAGCGATTTTAAACTTGCTCTTATTTCAGACCAAGGGACTACCGTATCTTTAGGAAGTGAATTCCCAGCTGCAATTACTTCTACTTATACCCTTAAAGATACCTTTACATCTGGTATCTCTATGAGTTGCATATTTGAAGATAATAGAGTTTCTTATTTCAATATTCTTAGAAAAAGAAATATGTCAGAAGCTTTACAAGAAGTTAGAGTTGTTCCTCAAGGCACTTCTACTTTAAATATCACTGTTGCATTTAAAATTAATGGTGGTAATCTGGAAGATTCTATTGGTTTCTTTATTGCCATCCCTTATAAGACTGATGAAACAAATGTAACTAAGTTTAAATATAAATATGCTAAACTCACAAAGAACAGTCCTGGTTCTTTAGTATATGAAGGTAAAATTACTGGTATTACTGGAAGTTACTATAACTTCTTAGAAAATACAGATGGAGAATTAGACAACTTTGCTGTTCCTATCACTATTATATCTAAAGACAGTGAAGTTACCCCTGCCTTAAAAGCTCTTTAATAGCACAAGAAAGGAAAGAGTAAATGAAGATAATTACTTTAGAAAATCTTAAGTATGCTCTTGGATTGGTTAATACCAGAATTCATACACAATGGGTTACTTTTACAACTCTTCTAGGTAAAAAAGTAGACGCAGTTGAGGGTAAAGGGTTAACAACCAATGACTTTACTGATGATTATAAAAATAAATTAGAAGATGTTAATACGAAATCTGCTGGGATTGAAAACATTTCTATCTCTGAAGAAGGCGTAATGACAATAAAAAATATTCATGGAGATGAAGCTAATAAAGCAAATGTAGATGTATATGCAAAAATTGCCCATAAATTAGCCACTCCTAGATCTATTAATGGCGTACCATTTGATGGCAGTGAAAATATTGTTATTAATGCTGGTGGGACAAATGATGTTCCTTGCACTGAAGGGGAAATCAAAGAATTATTTGGCAATGCCAGTCCTAGTAGCAGTTCTTCCTCTTATACGTATATGGCTCCTATGGATGACAATTTATAACAAGAAAGGGTTAAATAAATGGCTGTTAAAAAAGATACAATCGTATTCAGTACTTTAACCACTCCAGATCCTGCTAATGATTCATTTCCTATTGTTGTTGATGAGGATATTGCTGGTGGTTTGAGAACTGTTCAACATAAATCTGATATGCTAAGCATTCCAGAAGAACGCCGTAAGGTTGGTATGGAAGTGTACATTGTTGGGGATCAAAAGAAATATAGATACACAACAGAAGTATATGGTCCTACAACAACAATAGATGCTTGGACTGAGATTAAAGAAGCATCAACAGAAAACACTCCTACTTTTGAAACTGTTAATAATAGCGAAATTGATTTTCCAGAACTATTGTAATATTTATAATGAAAGAGGTATATGAATGGCTAAAGTTGTTAGTCTTGATAATTTAAAGACATTCCTAGCAGAACTTCGTAAACTATTCGTAGTTCAAGAATCTGGTAAAGTATTATCTTCTAATGATTATACTAATACAGAAAAAGATAAACTTGCTACAATTGAAGCTTCTGCTCAAGAAAATAAAATCGAATCTATTACAGTTGGTACCAATGTAGTTCCAATCGTTGGTAAAAATGTAACTATCGATACAATGCCTACAGCTGATATTAAAGCATTGCTCCAACGTATCCCTAAATTTGATATTCAAGTAGTTACTGAATTACCTACACAAGATATCAGTGCTTCTACTATTTATCTACATAAAAACCCTGGTGAACAAAGTCAAAACTTGTATACAGAATATGTATACGTTAATAATGCTTGGGAACAATTGGGTGCTCAAACTGTAGATCTAACAAATTATGCATTAAAGTCTGAAGTTAAAACGAAATTATCTGAATTAGAGAATGATGCTGGATTTATTAAGAAAGAAGGCGCAGTTATTTCTACTTACAAAATTGAAGATAAAGGTGCTGGAACAACTCTATCTATCTCTAAAGCAGATTTGAATACATCTAGTGTATATAAAATCGATCTTGATGGTAGTGAAGGACAAGAGTTCAATCTAGATCTTCCTAAAGATTTAGATGCAGGTATGCATACAGTTTATGTTGATGCTATCTGGAATAAGAATACTCTTAAAATGTCTCAAAATACAGTAGTATTTAGTAATGAATTGAGATTCCCAACACTCAAAAGATTTAATGATGATGCTGCTAAGACTGTTGGTGAGGTTGTATTTAAATTTGTAACTTTCAATGGTGGTACAACTTGGTTGTGCGAACGTTGTGATCAATATTACATTGCGGTTAAAGTATTAACTCCTACTAATGGTAGTATTACACTCAATGGTGGATATTCTCAAAATAACAGATTTAGAGTTGGTAGTAATGTAACTGTTGCTGCTACTGCAGATCCTGGATATTCTGTGGCTGAATTACATGTATCTAGTGAAGAAGACTCTGACCAACCAAATGTTTAAAAATTGATGACATATAAGAGGGTGGGTTAATTTCCACCCTCTATATTTTATCCTTGTAAAAGTAAGTAAGGGGAGGTATTAAGTAATGTTAGGTTTGACAACAGTTGCTAAATACAAATCTTTAGAGCGAAGAGTTAAAGAATTAGAAAATCTTAATTCTAGTTTATTAGAAGATAAGGCTCGTAAAACTAATCGTATTGAAAAATTAGAAAATCAAAAAAGAGATTTAATTGAAGAAAATAGTGCTCTTAAATTATCTATTCAAGAAGTAAATGAGTTTAATCTAAAACTTCAAGAAACACTTAGTGAGCTTAATAAGAAATGTGAATCCCTTGAGTCTAGTCTAAAAGAATTGGAAAGCGGTTTGCAAAGACAAGTAAATGAATATGATAAAGCTATCAAAACAATCTCTGAATTGACAGATAAGGTGTCTGAACAAGAAAGTCAAATTGAAGCTCTAAAAATTCAATTAAATAGTAAGGAAGAAAAAACTCCTATTATTAAAAAACCTATCACACCAGTTAAACGTAGAACTAGTGTTAAAATTCCTAAACGTAAAGTAGTTGCAAAGGCTGAGGCTGCTAATTCTAAAAAGAAAAAAGCTTCAACTAAAGCTAAGAAACAATAAAGTAATCTAATAAGATTAGAGTCATTTATTGTTTAATCATACAGGAAGGAAATCATAATGCTTGGATTATATAGTGCAACTCAATATAGAGCACTAGAATCTCAATATAAAAAAGCTGATAAATTAGCAAAAGAGTTACAAGCTAGAGTTAATGACTTAGAATCTAAGGCAGAATCTTCTAAATTACTAGTAGATTATAACGAATTAAAGATTAGTCATCAAGCACTTGTAGCTAAAGAAGCTATTGAGGCTAAAACTATTGAGACTTTAGATGCAGCTGTTCAAGAATATAAAACTAAGATTGCAGCTTTATCTTCTGATACAGGAGTTCCTGCAAAACCAAATAGTGAATCTAAAGAAAAGATTACTGATATTGCTAAAGAGGTTAATAACTATAAAGAAGAAATTAAATCTCTTCAAGATAAAATTATTTCTCTTAGTAAAGAAAATGAAAATATCAATAATCTTTATACATCAACATCTGCTAAGCTTGAAGCATTAAATAAGAATACAGATTCTTATCAGCTTACTGCTGCTAAATCTGAAAAGCGTAGTAGAGAATTAGAAGAGATTAATAAAAATCTATCTAAATCACTTAATGATCTTAAACAAGAAAATGAAAACTTGTCTAAAGATAAAAACATTTTAATTACTAAAGAAGCTACTTTTAAAAATCGTATTGCTGAATTAGAAGCAGAAAATGAAAAGCTTCGTAGTGAAGCAAAGAATGTTAAAACAATTGATACAACAGCCTCTAATGCAGATTCTTCTAAAGGAGAAGTTGTTACTATCAGAGTTAAAGAAAGCAAAGATTCTTCTGTAGTATTTAAAGCTAATGGCGAAGTTATTAAAGACTTCGTTCAATTTTATAAAGGTTCTTCTGTTACAATTGAATGCTATAAAGATGGTAAACTTACCGATAGCTTTATTGTAGAAGAAAATTAGTAGTCTTATTTATCGGAGGTTAGTATAGTCATGGTTAAAATTTTAGATAAAGTTGTTTTCAATAATATTAAAGACGAATTGATTGGTAATGTAAACGAAATCGTTACTAATGAATCTAAAAAATATTTCACCCGTTGGTTAAAAGAATCTGGTCTTCCTCAAATCCAAGAAATTGCAGATGTTTATATCAACAAATTGAAAGAAGACGCTTCTAAAGATACTGGTTGGTGTAAAATTCGTGATGGTATTGTTTTACCATTATGCATTACAATCAGTTTGAACATTTTAAACTCTGTAGTTGGTAAAATTATTGAAAAAACTGATGATGTAAAATAATAATCAATCCATCAAGTATCTTAATTGATACTTGATGGGTTTTTGTGCTTTTTTGACAATAAGTAATGAAATTTAATATATTTAAAGAATAGTGGTGATAAAATGCTAGATCTCCCAAAAGCTCCTAGAACTAAAGAGTTTAATGGAATGCTTATTGTAGATAGAGGTACAAAACAAAATAGAAATGCTATTTTAGATCCTACCTTACCATTCACTTTTGAAGGTATAATGAATAAAGTTAATGATTGGCACTTATGCTTAGTCCATCATAATGTAAACGAATCCAGAAAAGAGAAGAATATAAAATACACTGTTAAATTTTTTAAAGATGATTATACTAAAATTCCTGATATGATAAATGTAATCACACAATTAAGCTATCCTACTAATGATAGAGAATATAATAGTGATACGGCCATTCTTATGGGTAAAATCCCTGCAACCTTGACTGAATCATATATAGATGAACCATTCGTATCTATTCCACTTAAACTTATTAAGAAATTAGATTTTCTTGGAAATAATGATGCTGATGGCATACTCTGCTCTCTTCAAATAAATCCTTCTTCTAATGATGATATAGAAAAGGTGTATTATAATATGGAATCTACAGGATATGAGGATTCTAATACTGTAGGTATATTTGAATGGATTATATCTGATCAAGAAAATGGTAAAGGTCATGTATATTATAGAAAGACTATTTATCTAAAACCAGATAACAATCCATATCCAGATATAGCTCCTGGATCTGATGAAGATGATGATGATTATGGAGCATAGGAGGTGATATAGAATGTTTAGAAGAAGAAAGTACTTTAGTATTATCAGATTTGATGATGAAGGAATGAAAGATGTTGGTCTTGGAAAAGATAGTTGGTCTAAGCAAGGTTCTATATCCTTTTCCAATAATACAGCTATTCAGGATCCATATATTTCTACAAGATTTAAATCTTGCTATTGTATGAATTCCAATTCATATTATCATAATACAGAAGAGTTTGAATTAGAAAAAGATGGAATGTTTTCTATTTCATTCTGGTTTAAATTGCATAACTCTGCTATTATAGATTTCGATAATAATAAGAACTCATTCATTCCTGGTGTAGAATTTACCGATGGTAATGGAAATAATATCAAACTAATTCCTGCATATCATGGCTCTGTAGAAGGGAAACCATCTGCTGCATTGGTTATCAATGATAAATTAATTTATGATTGCCCATATACTCCAGATAATGAGTGGCATAATATTTTATTCTCAAAAGGTGCATTAGATATAGAACGTTTCTTCCTAGATGGTAAGAAATGGTGGGAATACAATGATAGACATAATTTTGGTAGGATTTTAAAGGATATCAAGTTCGGGAATCCATATAGTGCGCCTAAATCTGGTGCATATGAATATGAATTAGATCAATTACAAATCTGTAATGATGGGACCTACACTGATAACTTCGAAATGGTCGATATAAGACAAACAGTAGAAAGATTTCCTCCAGTGGCTGTGCAAATGCCAGATGATGAAACTAGAGTAGAACCAAGATTTGTATATGGTGCTCCATTTAATTATAATGCCAATCATACTAGATGGGATAATGTAGTTGATAATGTAGAAATTACACGTCCTGTATATTTTAAAAAATCTAGTACTGCCGAAATGGAAATGATGGAAAAGATTAGATTCGAAGAAGATAATGAAGTAGCTCATAGCAATTTCAAGTATTATAGTTATCCTGAAAAAGATGAATAAATAATGGGTAGAGTCTTAATGACTCTACCCATATTTTAATGATTATTCTAATAGAAATTAAAAGTTATACCATTGGTTGGCCTTCCCTTAAATCTAAAGGTGGTCGTCTTCCTCTGCTCCCCAATCTGCTACTAAAGAGGTCATAGTATCTCCACCATGTCTAAATTCATAGTATGTAGGATGGATGTAGAAAGGATCAACTATTTCATATTGACCAGGAGTTAAACCGGCTCTGCCAAAATCAAAGTCTGCAGGAACATTCTTTAATTTCACATCTGTGAGATTATTACAAGATGAAAACATACTGTTATAATTTTCAATGCTTGATAAATCTATTACTCCATGAATTTTCTTTAAATTGCTGCACAGTCCAAACATATTTTCCATATCAGTAATTTTAGAAGTATTCCAATTACAAATATTAATTTCTTCTAAACTTTTACAATTAAAGAAAAGAGAAGAGAGACGTTCCAGACCAGTGATATCCCAAGTAGTTAATCCTTTAATTGCTTTAAGAGATATGCATCCTGAAAATAAAGCATCTATAGCTTTTATACGATTAGTCACCTTTAAATTTTCAGCGACATAGCACCATCTTAATTTTTTGCAATTCATAAAGAATGAAGATGCTGTTTTAGCATAAGAGATAGATATACCGCCACCATTAGCTCCAAATATTGGTTCAATAGCTTTCCATGTCATACTTTCCATATTTGCTAATGGAGACATAGCTGTATAATCTTCATCTTCTGTAAGATAATACGGTTCTGTATCAAACTTGCCTGCATCATGATTATCTTTAGTTTCTTTATAAATAGCTTTAAATTTGGCATTCAATGGATCTTGTGGTTCTGAGAATTGAACAGAGTCGTCAAATGGGTTTTTAACTGTCTGGTAATTCAATATGTTATACATACCCCAATAACCACTACCCTTAATAAGTCTATCTTCTGAAGGTTCTTTTTCTTTTACTTTATTAAATATAATATATTCTTGATCTCCACCATTAGTAGGAGATATAGTAAACGAATTATTATTTTCTGATTTCATAATTCCCCCCATATTAATAATCGGTAATGTCTATAGGAAGATCCTTAACAAAGTCTTCATATACTAAGAAAAATCCATAAGGTCTAGATTTAAATGCTCCAGAGAAACAAGCAAGTTTATAAGTCTTACCAGGAGTAACACCTACTACAGTATATACATCGGCACCATATCTTGCTGCTTCAGGTGGTAGCTTCCATCCAGATGGAATCCATTTGCTTTTACCTTTTTCAAACCATCTAGTCATATTATTATAATTGAATATAGCAGTACCATTATATCTTCTACCGAAACCTGTCGGACTAATCGAAATTCTATTTGCAGCTATATCACTATTTAATGTAGCTCTATCATTCTTATAGCCTTCATATGTTTTTCCACCTTGTTCTAGATCCCACCGTTCGTCAGATCTATAATGCCAAGTATATACTACTAGAATTTTGTTTACACCATCTGGAATGGTGACATCTTTAACTTTCCAATATTTATTTTCTCTTGTATCTAAATCACTATAATTAGCATTCCATGGAATAAGAGCATTAACGTATACTTTAGGAACAGCTTTAGATGCCCATACTGTTGTAGGACCTGTGATAGTAGCACTTGTTAGATTTAGTTTACCAGGCCAATATCCATTCGAACCTATAATACTAGCAGTAATCTCATCACCATGTGTTACCCAAACCTCTCCACCAGTATAATCTTTTCCATTATAGCTAACAGTAATAGTTTGGTGTTCAGACTGTTGAATGGTTACTTTATATTTAGGAAGATAATTAAAGGTAATACCATTTCCTCTATCAAATAACCACATAGAGAAATCTTCTTTGAATATTTTGGTATCTTTACCAGTAATGAATAGAGCTTCTATTTCATCAGCTTTTAGATATAGTTTAATACCTGTACCATTAGGCCCTTCAAATAGATCTTTCTTTAACTCAGCACCTTTATAATCTAATATTCTACCATTAATCCATTTAGTAACCTTTTTCTTTACAATCCCTCTACTAATAGGGCGTTTGAATCTAGGTACTAATGAATCAACTCTAGGACTTAGATTAAGTACTTCTAGGTTATATCTAGATTTGATATCTCTGGAAACTTTATGAATATTATTAGAAATATCTAGGATATCTTTCCTTTGAACAAGTTTACCATTAACAAATACAGCCATCAGATTCTTATTAAGGTTTCTATCAATTTCATATTTATTGAAATAAATATATCCACTCATAGGAAGTTCTGGAATAGCTTTATTGTACTTGGTGCCAGTATAGAAACAAATAATATCAATATCATCGCGGAGATTTATCATAATATGATCTTCAAATTTAATATAACCTCTGTATATATTGATACTATAATCCTTACCAGGAACTAATGCTTTTCTATTTAAGAATACTTTAAATCTAGTTCTAAGATCTAGCATAGCATAATATGGAGAGTCGATATCATACTTTCTAATACCCTCTTCCCCTACTATATGGAGATCCATTTTTTGAACGGCATATTGTCCTTTATTATGACAGAATGTAAACTTAATATCATCCTCTTCTGTAATACCAAATGGTACTGCATTTTTAATACGGATAGTTCTTTCATTGATTCTATCATAATAAGCTTGAGGAATGAGTCTTCCTTCATTGTCACTAATGAAGAATTGCATCTCAGTAAACTGCTTATAAGGGAATGGAATTTCAATATCTAATACAGCATTATTAGGAGCTACAGAGATACTACAAAAGAATTCTTTTGGATCCATCTCTGCTTGTAGTACTGTTATTACAACCTTACCTTCAAAGGTTTGAGTATTACCGCCAGTAATAGTTGCTGTATCTGTGAAAGACGGTCTATCAGAAAATAGTTTGCAGTCTGGATCGCCATTTATAAATGAAGATCCACCACCGCCTCTGATATCACCACCTCCACCGCCATTCCATCCTGCACCGCCACCAGGAGCGCCGCCATGAACTCTATCGGTTAAGGAATCACGTTTACCATGTCCTCCATTAAATGGAAATCCATTAGATTCTGGAGTAATGGTAAATGTAGAGAATTTATCTAAACTGCCACCAAGTCCAGGTTTGTCTTGAGTACCTGGCTGGCCAGCATACCCGTATCTATACCAGCTATCTCTACCGTCATAATCTATATTACCATTAGCAGTAGATATTGGTTTGGCTGAATATCCACCACCATCGTAACCTTCAAGATAAATGGTATCATTTTTATAATCTATATAATCAGTACCACCACCACCGCCAGCAGCGATCATGATAACACTTTCTTGATCATCTTTTTTTAATGAAATACCAGTGGAGCCACCACCACCATATCCCATCATCTTAGAGAATTCTGGATATCTGGAATCTCCACCTTTACCAAATCCAAGACCACCAGATCTACCATTTGGTAAACAACCAACAGTAAGAAATAGAGATTGCATATTTCTTGTATCTAATATACCAGTAGTATAGCCACCTCTAGATCCTGTCTTATTATCACCACATAATGAACCTGCTCCATAACATTCTATTTTTATAGAGAGAATCCCAGTCAAGTCGAACTCGACTGGGATACCATTATTTTGGTTGAAAGTGAATACTGTTTGGCCATTATTTTTTTCGACTACACTAGCCATGTGTACTCCTTTCAAAAACTATAAATAATTAACTCTTGCATTTGGTGCGCCCCATGGAGCATTTTCTATAGAGTCAGAAGATAGATCAGATACATGGGATTTAGGATATTCGGCAATGTTAATAACTCTCAAGTTAGGACAATTAGCAAATGCATTTCTCCCAATAGTTTTAACAGATGCTGGAATAGTTATTTCAGTTAATTCATCTGATCCAAATGCATAGTCAGCGATATATTTTAGACCCTTACCTTTTTTACCAAGTTCTGGTTCAACGGCTGGTTCTATAACAACTTCATTCAATTTATCGCATCCATAGAAAGAATATTCTAAAATAGATTCGATAGAATTAGGAATTACAACTCTAGTTAATTTTGAAGCACCTTTGCATACTCCTTCTTCCATAGTAGTAACCGTAGAAGGAATAGATAATTCATTTAAACCACTGTTAGCAAATGCTCCACTGCCAATAAACCATAAATTTGGTTTTAATGTAAGGGAGGATAAGTTTGTACAATTCTTAAATGCTGCAGGAAGAATCTTCAATACTGTATTTTCTAGTTCTAATCTATTAATAGAATTAAATCCATAGAATTGATAGGATTGAATATTTCTAACACTCAAAGGAACACTAACTTCATTAATGGTTAATCTATTCTCTGGAGTATTATTCATAATATAGTTTTCAGAATTTTTATCATAAGTTATTCTTATATTATTAGAAGGCTCAAATGCATTATCTGCAACTATAGCATCTTCTGCAATATATAAGTTTTCTAAGAATTTAAATGCATTCTCTTCTACTTTCATATTAGGAACAAGTTTAACTGTTTTTAATTTAGGAGTAGCGGCAAATGCATAAGAGCTTATACGTTTATTATTCTTATCGAATGCAACGTATGCTAATTTAGTCATACCTCTAAACGTATAAGGAGTAATAGTTTCTAAAGATGTAGTAGGTTCAAACTTAATAGCAACTATATCATCATTATCTGTAAATACAGAATAGAAGCTACTATCTGCATTAAGTTTAGTATGAATAGAAGCTACATTATTTGCTATTAATACATATTTAGCCATATCAGGAAGTTTATAGAATGTATCAACATCTTTACCATCTAGATTAGGACTGACTTTATACCAATTTACATCTAAATCTTCAATATCACCATTGATATCTTTAATATATGGATCTTTGTAATAGATTTGTAAATCACCTGATATGAAATCTAAAGATATAGGATATTCTCTAATATAGTTTAGGTTACCTTCGATAATAACCCTTGTATACCAATTAGATAAATCTTCCATATATTCTAAATTACCATAGATAATATTCTGTGTAAAATCTAATGTCTTACCAGCTAATACTGGTTTAGCATACATTTCATCGAACCAAATATCATCATGATCTCTTTTCATATCAAATAAATCATAAGGACCTTCTATTCCATCTTCTGCTGCAGATACTTTCTTCTTATAGAAATAAAGAACCGTAGCAGTCTTACCAGCAGCAAATTGTCTATCATTCTTATATTGAGGAATGATAACATTTTCTTTTAGTTTATATCTTTCTGGATTTATAAAGGTACCATTGATGAATAAAGCGATATTATCTGGACTTAGTTTCATATTATCAATATACCAGCTTGGTATAGAAATAATAGTTTTAGAAGTGATAGGGAATTCTATCTTTTCGAAATCTACCCTCTCAGTAAATCCTCCTTTGGCTTCTATATCACCTACTGTAATAACAGTTAGAGTTCTACCAGCTTCTAAGTAGTATTCTGGTTGGGTAAGAATTAGTGTTTTTGTTACAGAATCATATGCATATCTTTCACTCTCATCAAGAGAAAGACTACCAGCAAATGCTAAGAATTTAGAATTATATCCTATATCTTGAGGAAGCTCAAATGTAACTTGTTTTTCTTCAGTAGCAGTAACTTGTTGTACTCTAATATTGAATCTTAAATTTTCAGAAGTATTTTCTTTATATTCTTCAAGAACACCAATATTGTTGAATATCACCATTACATACTGAGCATATCTAGCATGCCTTATATCTACTGGATCTAATAATTGGATTTTATTATTATTGACCAATTCATATCTAGATGGATCTATATATGTGGAGTTGCCGAATAATAAGAAGTTATCTTTGGTAAGTTTATAAGATTTAAATTCTGGTTTGAATTCTACTAATCCAGTATTAGTACCGCCATCAGCATAAGAATAATTGAAAGTAATTCCAGAGTTTTCAAGTTTATTATCCTCAGTATATTCTCCATCAACTTCAAATTCAGATCTTACATATGGGAATACGAATACTAGATAATCCATAGAACTTTCAGTTCTTTGAAGTGCTCTGGTTTCATATAGAGTAATAAAATCAGCATCTTCTGATAGAGTATACTGCTTTCTTTTATCTAGATAAATACCGTCTTTATTAAATACGAAGAAATATTTATTTCCTCTAGGGTAAGATTTATATGGATAAGGAACCCTTACAACAGTCTGATTATTCTTTTCTGCATATACTACCTTGGAACTCATATAAACGTCGTGATTATATGGAACATGAGTAAAGTTATCATCACATTCAATATAGAATACGTCTACATAATCCCCTTCTTTGAAAGTACTTGCAGAATAAACCCTTTTATATTTAACACCATTTGTGAAGTTAGGTGCTATAATCTTATAAATAGAATTGTTCAATAAATGACCATTTTTAAAGATAATATATCTTTTAGTATCCCAACCAGATTTAAATTCGTCTTCTAAAGAGATATAATTTGAATTTCTTTCAATATTAAATCTCTTATATAAGAATTGCCGTTTAGATCCAGCATATAATGGAAGATTAGCAGCATACTTATTATCATCAAATGTAATTTTTCCATTATCATCAATTACATATTTTAGAGGATATAAATGACCACTAGTAACTTCTGCAAAGATTTGAATATCATCAAATTTAATACCAGTGCAATTATAACAATGACCTTTATATTTGCTTTCCAATTCTTTTACTAATTGAAAATCTGTAGTCTTTTGATTATTTTTTCTAAGACTTTCAGGATCTACTGGTCCATCATATCTAATCTTTTCAACTACTGTAACTGATAATGGAAATTCAAGATCTTTATCCTGTTTATCTATTTCTAAACTACCATTGATTACATCATTACTTAAGTCATTCTTTGTATATTCAAAATCACCAGTAAGTAATGGATCTTCATCAATATAGTTTTGAAGAGTACCATATTCTACTTGAATATAGCATGGGTAATTCCCATTTTCTCTAACATTCAATGCTTGTTGTGTAGGTTGAATATTATATCTATAAAACTCAGTATTTGCAGGATCGGCATTATTAGTAATATACCCATTAATAGCAAATACAGAGAATAAAGAACTTAAGCTATATTTAGGAAGTGTTTCAATTATAGGAGTTCTTTGTTCATCAGATCTATAGGTTACGACACATCCATCGCCCTTTAGAAACTCAACTGTAAGTTCAAAGTCATTGATTACAGTACTACCAGTTGGAAAGGCATCTATATTGGCCATTTTAGATAATTTAGGATAAGCCTTTTTTAGCTCATTTTCGAAATTATCTTTATCTCCAGCTATAATATTTACTAAAGGAGTAGTAGTATATTTATCAAATATAGAGAATATACTAGTAGCCCCAATAGGAGAATCTATGATTGAAACATTATTCGGATCTCTTGTTGGTAGTCTGTCTAAAAATATTTGATTACATTTAAAAATAATTTTTAAGACATTCTCATTTGGTTTTGGAATATAGACTGCCGATAGATCAAATAGAGTAGAAGAATTTATCTGAGTAGTGGAAAATGTTCTATCAGTAGTAGTATCTCCAGACCGTCTATCTCTTTCCCTCCAATATTGATATACAGGATAGACTTTATTATGAATATCAGCAGAGTCATTTTCTATTTGAGCAAGGATAAGATCCTTAACCCCATCTATTTTTTTACGAGGATATGTTCCATCGAAATAACTATCTTTAAAAGGGATTGGAATTGTAACCACTTTGGTTACAAGTTTAGTGTACAAAAGCTCTCCCTCCTTATACAATAAAAAAAGCGAAATTTATTACTAGTATGTACCCCTATACGAAATTATCGTATAGGGGTTTGATTGTAATAAAATTATGCTTTAGTAATTACAATTGGAACTTCAATCTTACATGGAATATCTGTAGGAGTAAAATCATAAGAAGGATCTACTTTACAATAGAATTCATAAGATTCACCACTAGTATCATAAGGATCTACATAGTCCCAGATATAGAGGTCTACATTACAATCTATATCAACTGGAGGTATATCAACCTTAACTTGAATTTGGGATGGGATATCCAAGGAGATATCTCTTTCATAAAGAGCCAAGCCTGGTTTAACTCTAATAGATGATACGATATCATAAGTCTTAGTCTTTTCTGGAACGATAACGATGGATTTGATATCTTTATTAGATACTTTTCCTGTTCTAACCTTTCCAATGAATTCTTGTGTATTATTATTGATATATAAGATTCTACTTTCTAGAGGTTCTAGGAAATTCACCATATTATGGCAGCGAATAGATTCTAAAACATCTACACTAGACGTAGGTCTATATGTACCATATACAAATCTACTAGTACCTCTAATAGTAAGCTCTTTTCCTGGATCGAATTGTTTTAACTTAATACCCTTGTAATCAGTATTAGCTGTATCAAATTCAGATCCAAAGATAACCACAGTACTATGAGAATATGGAATAGTAAGATATACGGATTCGATAATCTTTCTATTTCTACTTAGCACAAATCTATATACATCATCAGAATAGCTTATAGTTAGTCGTAAGTTATTTCTGTTTTCTATATCCTTTAAGTTGTAACTAAATACTGGGGTATGGGGATTTAAAGCATTTAATGAATGCTTATATTCCTCTTGATTGCCCATGTATAAGTTACAAAGAGGCTCGCCAAAGCCACTCATAACGGTGATAACATTGACAAGACCGTTCTTACTATTGTAATCGAAATCAAAATCTATAACTATACGACCAAGCTGCTCATTTCTTCTTGGTTTATAAACACCTTTTACATCGATAAGAGCAGATCCGCGGAATCTATTCTTACCAAAGTATTCTTGCTTATCTCCATATTCCTTAAGATATAAGTCATTAATATCTTCTATACCAGTAGATTTTTCTCTCTCAAATGGTATAGGTACAATAATGTTTTTAGTTTCAGTAAAGATTTGTTCATTCTCACCATTTTTAAGTTTGGTTGGAGTATGAATTGTAACCCTATTACCAGAATATGTTGTTTGATCATACCACTCTGGAACAATACCATTTAAGAAATAGATAGGATAGGTTCTATAATATCTGCTCTTAAATAAGTCACGTTCCATTTCATATGCAGTATCACCATTAGCATCTAAAGAAGATGCAGCATTTAATTTGCCTATATCGAATGTAATTCTATCAGCAGTAGCTCTTTCTTCATAAACCTTATCAAATTTAATTTGTTGATAGCAGGCCATATAATCTAAAGCTCTTGCAAGATTCTCACCATAATGCTTACTCTTATAATATCTAACATTAAAATCAGACATTAGTTCTTTGAAATGATCATCCATTTCATAGAATTCTTCGAATAAAGCAATATAACCATTCATGAATGCATTATTAGTTGGATGAACTGCTAATGCTTCATTAGGCAGAGAATCATCTAACCAAATACAACTGAAATAAGTTGGAACCCTTAGCATCGGTTCTCCAGTATACAAGCATTTTATAATATTTCTATTATAAATCTGACCAAATAGATCGGGAATGTATCTACCATTTTGATCAAATGCTACTAGATTATCTAAAGTTATTTTGAACTTCTTATCAATAGTCATATCGTATAATACAAATCTACGACCAAGTGCAAGTTCTTCTTGAATAACCTTATATCTTACATTCGTAGGGTCATCATATTCACTTACTAATTTAAATAAGACAAAGACAGCATGTTGTCCTTTCTTTATTCCATCATTAGCCTCCATGAATACAAGCTTATCCCCTTCGATTCTATATCTTCTAGGAATAACCAATTTATCATCTATAAACAACATGAAATTGTTTAGATTATATTTAAGACCAGGCATATCTGGAAGTGTTATAGAATTGCTATTAGCATCTACTTCTTGAGAGAAGAAGAAAGGTTTTAAATGAAGAGGGCCATGTTGAGAACCTTTAGTAATATTTACAAAAGCAAATATTAAAGTATCTCCTTTATGGATTACCTTAGCAGAATTGGTAAATGTAATAGTGTAATTATCTCTATTAACTACATAATCATTTTGGTTAAGGAAGATACTACCATTGAATACTAAGATTTGATTGTAGTTATTTACATCAGGCCAATCTTCTACAGGAAGTTGGAATACGATTTGTTCATCTTCCTGAGCCACCATAGAAAATACTTTAGAAGTGGCATAGTCTTCTATTAACCAATCAGAATTATCAGTAATAATCTCCATTGTATATAGAGCATCAGAAGGTAGATCTAAAGTTTGATAATTGAAGAACTCAATTAAGTCTACACCCATAAGACGATAATTCTTAGGATCTATAGGAACATTGTCTCTATATAGAACCATTTGATCACCAGGTTTTACATAACCATGATCCCATGCTCTAAAATACATGAAAATATTTCTACCATGAATTCTTTTAGTTTCTAGATTACCATATCTCCATACATAATGAACCATTTCATCGTCGCTATGTCTTATACTACCACCCTCACTATCTACATATGAAGGCATAGTTTGTTCATAGATACCATTAGTTCTAAGATTAGTATTTGGAGCTTGATCGTTATCTATATAATAGAAATAAATTGCTGATTGAGAGTTATCAAAATATCCATCTTTATTGAATTTATAAATAGGAGTTTTATCTTCTCTTTCACCAATAAACTCTTCGTAAATTACTGGGAATGGAATTTTTATATATTCAACAGTTTGTACTGGTCCTGATAAGATTGGATCTCTATTATTAATAAATACTGTATAGAAATCATCAGATCTTATCATGTAGATTTGAGATAATGGTACAAACTTACCATCTACAAATAATAGGAATGGATTTATAGCTTTATCCATTAATAAATGATATGCATTGCCTTCAAAGAACCTTTGCTCTTCGAAACCAACTCTATCATGAGCCATATTATATAAAGAGATTACAGTAGAATCTATATATTTAGATTCTCTATTCCATTCTTCTCTTTTAAAATATTCTCTTTCTTCATGCCATTTTATTCTAAGTCTTTGAGGAAGATATCCTCTTTGAGCTTCGTTAAAATAGTATGCTGTAGATTCCATTTTGTGATCAATAAGATCCTGAGTTTCTGGTTCTAATTGACCTAAAACGTTTGAATGGTTGTTTCTAAAATAATTCTCTATAGTATCTTCTGTTGTAATATAAAGAGTTGGAGGAACGAATGTATCATAATAAATACAATCGTCAATAATGCTAATATCATCAAGATATCCACTACCAAATGTATGAATATCATTACTAGTGCTTTTCTTATATCCAATAAATAATTCATCTCCAAAAGTCATAGACCCTTGAATATCATTGATAGTAGTTAAACAACCATCTATAAATATTCTAAGAACATTGTCATCTCTAGTTATAGTGAGATAATGCCATTTATCATTAAAAGTATAATCTACTATAGCACTAGAATACTTTTCTTCTGGAGAGATTTGAATAGTAAAATATCCAGCCTCTTCTATATATACGAAGTTATTATGACTATTTCTATCTTTACGTTTATATGATAATAAAGGAATCTTCTCATCTTTATTCATATTCTCTTTCTTAATTCTATATTTAAGATAGATAGTAAAGTTCTTTTGAGATTCCAAATGCTTTTTAAGTTTAGATACATCTTCTAACCATAAACCAGCATTATCATTAAACGGTTTAAAATAAGCAGTACCAGCTGCTTCAATAATAGATGAGGTATCTGTAAAAGATACCCCACCTAAGTTTTTGATAGAAGAATTATTGCAACCAGTTTTATCAAAATGGAGGTTTAGTAAAAAATTAGGCATTACGAATACCTCCTAAATTATCTAGGCAATGGAGCCTAGCATAGTAATTACATCTTTAGAATATTGAACCATATCTTTACCACAGATTTTTTCAATAGTCTTTTGGTTATTCAAATAACCGCCAACGTATGCATCAGTAATCATAGCAGAGAATGCTGGGAAGTATTCTAAACCAAATACTGTACCAGGGCCAAATTGCATCATCCATCTTTCTACAATAATATCTAAGCTAACTGCTTTAGGATTAAGATGCATTGCATCTCTTAAAGAGTTAACAAAGATCTTGATATTTTCATATGGATTAAGATCTTTTTCTTTAATATCACTGTGTTTACGGCAAGCTTTTTCAATAGCATCTTCTAATAAGATAGCTTCATTTTTAGAGATATCTGCTACTTTCATAGCAATATCTCTTGCTTTGTTTTCATTATCTAATTGAAGAATACCCATTAAGAAGTACATAGCAGAAAGATAAGTAACTTGAATCTTTTTAGATTCTTGGATAGAAATCTTTGCTAAGAAATCAATAATATGAGTAAAGCAATTTGCAAAGCATTTAGTAATACCAATATTCATATTTGCTCTACGTCTAAGAATATCAAAGTTTTTATGATAGATCATAGAAACACCAGCATTCATAAGATAAGAAACTAATGCTGTTTCATTTACATTGTAATCACCATGCTTAGGGTCTTTAACAATACAAGCAGATGCATCGATAAATACTTTGATTTTACCACGATCTCTACCTTTCATTTCCTTAGCACAAAATACTTTAAATGTTCTAGGTAAAGGAACATCGCAGTCTAATAAAACTGTATTTGTAGAATTAAGAATACGCAATAATGCTTCATCTGTTCTTTGATGTTTTAAATCTAAAATAAC